TTTATACCAAAAAAAGGTTCGTTGTAAGCATCTTCTTAATAAAACATTTTCCAAATGTAGATCGTAATGGGTAAAATTTTTTTCTTGTTGTGCTATAAATAAAGCTAAAATAAGTTGATGTATTAATGATTTAACACAGCCAGAAAAATGTGTTCCTTTAATATATTCCAACAAAGTTAAACTGGATGGAATATATTCTATGATTGAAACATCCCTAGTACAATTATATTGTGCAAATGGATTAAATGAGATTCCATCTTTATTTTTCTTAAGCTTGTTTGGTACATAACATTTGACGTCTATTTTTATTTCAAAAATTCGATTAAAATGTGGTAAGTAAGTGGATAATTCTTCCATATCTTTTGATACTTTAAATTCGTGGTCTACTAAAGTATTTACTTCTTTCGGAATTTTAAATACGTAAATAGGATAGGTTGGATCATCTTTTACAAAAAAATAATCAGTCGCAGACGTTTTAAACGAGGTATCTTCCAAGCTAAAAATTGTTTCTGATTTTCTTTCGGAGTTTCTCGTTTTTTTTGATGTTGATGGTTTCAACAAACCTACTATTCCTTGAGAAGTATCTTCATTAAAAGTTCTATAGTATTGTAGTTCCATATTTATTTTACTGATATTTTGGTCAAAAGAAATTCAATTTCTTTCATAGTTTCTCAAGTAATAAATGGATCTAAAGTTGAACAACACAAATTTATCTGGGAAATATGTCCAAGTTCCAAATAAAAACATGAATGATATAAACGGAACAACAGATACTTCAGATATTGAAGCTTTATATCAAGATAACAAAGTATACAAAAAAACAACATTTGAGTCCAAAGATAAAGACAATTGCAAATGTTACGTTAAATACAGTTTAATTTTTTCGGGTATAATCACTATTATTTTAATGGTTATTTTTGGTATAAACAATATAGGTGTTGAATATCAAACTATTACTACTGATACTACTCCATTAGTGGTAAATACTACTACTCCATTAGTGGTAAATACTACTACTCCATTAGTGGTAAATACTACTACTCCATTAGTGGTAAATACTACTACTCCATTAGTGGTAAATACTACTACTCCATTAGTGGTAAATACTACTACTCCATTAGTACCATCTCCAAAACAAATGTTAGATATGTTAGATGAAGACGACTCAATTGAATCGACTTCCCCCGAAAATACAGAAAATACAGAAATTACGACTGAACAAGAAGGACAAGACGTTATTATTTCAAACAAAACAGTTATAATTAATGGTGGAAATGGATCTGTAGTTATAACTAATTAATTTTTAAGCTCCTTTAGAGTTTAAAAATTTACTTAATCAATTTTCTGCAACTCACAATTTTTAAAGTTCTCCAAACTTTAAAAATTTAATTAATATATTCAATTAAAGCTTCTTCTGTTCGACCATTAATTTCTTTTTCAACCAATTTTCCATTTTTGTATAAAAGGTAATCTGGAAACCCTTGAAAGGACGGTTTAATTTTTGTGATCAAATTAACCATTTTTTTAACATCTGGATCATCTCCATCTCCCTGAATGGTTAAACAAACCACAGATTTATTATTTTCTGCAAATTTTTGAAAATGAGGTTTAGCTGTAGTACAATGACCACAATAATTTGCTTGAATCATAACAACACATGTTCTGTCTTTGAAATGTTTAAGGTTACCAGAACTTGTAAAATCTTTTGATTCTAAATATATGACGGGAGGTAATAAGTATGACATTTATTAAATGTTCTTTTAAACAATAGAAGCGAAAACTTAATAAATTTTTGTTTTACCGTTCTTTTTAAAGGTTATATTCTCAGTTGTATTAAAAGATGATTTTGGTTGATTTGAATCATTATTTTTATATTTTTTTGTGACTAAAATCCAATCATTACCACATTCAGGGCTTTTAAACCCTGAACTACGTAGACAGACAGCCTTTTTTTCTTGAAAAATGTTTGTATTATCCATTTATTTAATAAATTTTTAATGGTACAGAAACCATCAACTTTGACTAGATTTACCTTTTATGCCTTTAAAGCATAAAAGGGTTAATAAATATTTAAATAGTTTAGCTGTCAAAATCAGGTGTCATCAGTCTTCTTTATTGCATATTGTCTTTTAAGGTTGATACGGATTTATTGTATTAATATTTGTATTTTCCATATTTATCAAACTTGGTTGGTGCACCCATACTTTCTCTGAATTTTTTCTCTTGCTCCAATCTAGCTTGTTGATTGCGTATTTTTTCGTTTGCAAATTCAAGCATACTTTCTATTGAGTCGCAGTAAGAACTTGGTACGGTCATACCTTGAATAGCTTTAGCTTTATCAGGATACATTTGTCTGAATTTTGATTGTATAACAAAATTATCAATGCATTTTTTTGCATTAGGGTTCATTTTACCATCAATACTACTGCATTTATACATGGTTTATTTTAATTATTTATTAACTCTGTTCTTCCAAATCAATTTTCTGCTTTTCCAGGTAAATATTTTCAAATTTAAAGTGCTCTTAACTTTAAATTTGAAAATATTTGGGATTCAAACGATAATTTTCAACCGATGCCTAACTACAGGCATCGTTCAGCTTTGATTACAGACCAAAAAGTTAAGTAAAATATTATTGAAATTTTTTCTTAAATAAATATAAGAAAAAAATGGTAATGTCACTATTTGCAGACGAATTTGCCGAGAAAACGGTAAAAAAATATATTAATGAAGGTATTTGGTTGGATTGCAACCTATCTGATTATTATATGTATTTAGAATACTATGATGACGGAGGGTATGGAACAATTCACAAAGTTATGGATCGTATTAATGGTGAATATCTTATCTTAAAACGATCTTCAAAAAAAGATTTTGTTGAAGGATGTTTAGAGCCTTATTTTAACTCTACCGAAAAACTTAAAGGAAAAGACAACATTTTGATCATTAACCCAAGTCTTAAAGTCAGTAAAGAAGCTGAATTTATGGTTAAAATATATGAGAAACTAGGTGGTATTTCCATGCGTGATTATTATGATGATGACGATCATTATATTCTTGTTATGGAAGATGGTGGAAGATCACTTGAGTCAATTTCATGTTCTCATCGGAAAAAAATTATTGACTTGGTTAGATATGAAGCATATCAATCAAATTTCTTCTATCGTACTTATCTCAAACAAATTATCAGCTACATGATTAAAATATATCATAAAATCAAAAATATTCATGATTTTGGAATTCACCACAACGATTTGAAACCAGAAAATATTCTTATTAATGAGGATGAAGTAACCATTATTGATTTTGGTGTTGCAAAATCAGTTGAAGAAAGTTATGAGAATTATAAAGGCACCTTAGAGTACATTCCTTATGAATTTGTTGAAACTGGTTCTTATAAACCATGGGATCATACAATATGGTGTTTTGGTGTCATGTTGCATTTCTTGACACTAATGAAATATCCTTTTTTGAAAGAAGAAGATGTACTTGATTATAACCTTAACTATAAAAAAATAAATAAACTTCCTAAAAGTTTTTCCGACCTAATATATGATTGTCTTCAAAAAGATCCTGCAAATAGACCACAAAATTTATTGGAACGACTTCAAAATTTAGAAACATATTGAAATTTTTTAAAGTTCAAAAAACTTTAAAAAATTGTATACCCTTTCAAATTGTATACCCTTTGTCCTATCGCCCTCCCTCCCCCACGGGATCAAATGGGATATCACAGGTAATAAATGAATATACCAGGATTACAGAAGATTGCTTACAAAGCAGGTGCAACTAGAATAAGTTCCGATGTTTATGATCATATCAAAGCTGTTGGAGAACGTTATTTGAAATCTAACGTTAAATATTCCATAATTTATTGATTTATTGTGAACATGAAAATAAAAAAATTATTTCAGAAGATCATGCTATACACGGTATAGAACATGTTGGATTTTCTGGAATGTATCGAGCTTCTGGTGATGTAAAAAAATGTAAAACATCTCATAAGAAGAAACTTATTACACGTATCAAAGAATATCAGGGTCAACATGATTGTGTAACATTGGCAAAAGCCACAATTGCCCATCAAATTAAAACTTTGGGTGAAGACTACCAATCTGGTTTTAAGTGGTCTAAAGATGCTATAATTAACATTCATTTAGCTTTAGAATATGCCTTGTACAAACTTTTATTTTCAGCGTTAAAAGTAACTCTAAATGCAAAAAGAGTTACAATGTTGGGTTCCGATGTTGATTTAACCATAGATCTTATAACCACCAATTGCAAAAATATTAATTTGTAATAGCGTTAAAAGTTAAAGATTATAATAAATGAACGAAATGCAAGATAATGTTATCAATATCAGACCACTTGACCTTGATATTATCAATCCAAATCCTCGTAATTACACCGATCCAAATCAAGGTGGTTCAAAAATTTTTATAATAGGTAAACCTGGTAGCGGAAAATCCACATTAATTAAATCATTGTTCTACAATAAAAGTCAAATAATTCCAGTTGCTCAAGCAATGTCTGGAACAGAGTCGGAGACTGGATTTTATAAAGAATTTATGCCCAATGTATATATTTATGATGAATACAACCCAGATGCACTTTCAAATTGTATCATCCGTCAAAAAGGAGCTAGACAACACATGATCAATCCGTGGACAATGTTAATTATTGATGATTGTATGGATGAACCAGGTGTATTTAATAAAAAACCTCAACCAGGCTTGTTCAAGAATGGTCGACATTGGAAAATGTTATACATAGTTTCACTTCAATATGCTCTTGACGTCAAACCTCATATTAGATCAAATATAGATGGGGTATTTATTTTCAGAGAGTCTAATGTGGCCATAAGAAAACGATTGTATGAAAATTATGCTGGTATTATTCCATCTTTTAATTTATTTGAACAAATTATGGATTCTATCACAGGTGATTATACTGCTTTATACATTCAAAATGCGACTAATACTAATGATTGGAGAGAGTGTGTTTTCTACTATAAAGCACCAATTATTGAAAATTTTAAATTTGGTTGTCAAGAATATCGAGGTTATGCCAACAAAATACAGAAATAATTAATTTTAAAGCTTTAACGAGCTTTAAAATTAATGA